ATCTTTTCTTCAAATTGCTGGAGAACCATAATAGTATTATCGAAATCTGTTTCTAACGATGCAGCGGTAAATGACGCTCCTGTCGAGTATGCCGATTCTCTTGATAAAGGTTTGTTGGCGAGGATGGTAAGTTTCTGTCCTGACGTAGGAGCTGATGCATAGTTAACAGTTCCCGTTCCATTGGTGGCGATTGTTACAGTATAATTACTCGATAAGGATTGAGTTGTTTCGCCAAGTATAACTTTAAGTTCGGAATCAGCATTGATCTGAAACGAAAATGCAAAAGATGTTTGCGATCCGTTAGTCGTATACTGAATCCGCCTATTAGTATCATTAATATCAAATGTTGCCATAAACCTTACCTCTACCTTTTATACAATATATATCGATTAATTTCAAACATTAGTTTTTCATTGCTTCAATTCGTAATCGCAATCCTGGATACTTTTGTAATAATAATTCTTTTCCGCTTTCTCTTGATTCTGCAAGTATATCGTTAAGTCTTTTGTAACGATCCTCTAAATCGTCTAATTGATAATCTGATTTTTTAATTTCAGCATTTAACCTTGGTAGCAATGTATCGTTAAAACTAAATCCTCTATCGCCTTCTTGCAGATGTAGATTTTTATTTATGTTATTTGAATTGTTAATAAAATTTATGTGATCATTTATTTGCTCGGCAGATAGTTGTATTCCACTTAATTTTTTTTTATGCGAGGTAAATGTTCCAACCCTTTTTTCAGACAAGTTAACTAATTCTTCATTTAGGTCAGAGAAAACAGGGTTGGATATTCTAATAGGAGAAACAAAATTATAGTTAAATCCATCGCTTTGTTGTTTTACTTCCCCCCACATATTTAAACCTTTAGGTAAATCATCAGAAAATTTTGGATTACGACTTTTAGCTGTGTTATATGATTGATAAAACCCTTGTAATACTGAAGGTATAGACACACTAACAGGACCTAAATCTAATCCAAAATCTGACTTTATTAATTGTTCTTCTGATAATGCTGTGTTTGAAGCATCAGGGTTATTAATTTTATCCATTAATCCTGTAAAGGAAGTCGCACCAACTATGTCAATACCTGGCGTATACATATCAACCATGCCCGTTGCTGTAAATGCAACATCTCCAGCTTTTTTTCCTACAAATTTTCCAAAGCGTTCCCCAAAACCTTCAGGCACTCCGTAGGGATTACCAATAGCTTTTGTCAATTCTGATACACCTTGTAAGAAAGGCATATTAGTAGCGTATTGAGCAGCAGCTAGAGTACCCGCTTTAAATACATTTTCTAAATCTACAAGGTTTGCACTATCTGAATTTTGAGCGTAATAAGCATAATCAGCAGCCATTGATAAAACAGCAGACATTGGATCAATTCTTGAAAAAGTGTATCCTACATAGCTCCCGTCTTTTTGTTTAAAATTAATTGAATATCGATCAATACCCATGCTTGATAAATATTTTTGTGCTTTCGGATCAGTTGGACCGCTACCAACAATTTTTATATTATCCCCAAATTGTCCTGAAGCAATAGCCACCATCATTCCAAATGTGGCGTTTCCTAATAAAAGTTTTGACATGGCTCGATCAAACTCTTTTCCACTTTGTTTTGCTGCTCCTGGTAATTTTAATGCTCTATAAACAGGCGACCAATTAAGTGTTCTGTCAAATGCTTCTTTCATTATATTTGTTGGTGTTTTTGTAAAAGGCACAATAACTTTTCCAAATGGAATATTATTTACAATTTGCACCGCACCTTGCCAATACCCTTCTGGGTTGCCTTGAAAAGTTCTAATCTTAGCTTCTTGAGCCATTAAATCTTTTATTGAGTTATTAGGATCTAATATAGTTTGTGTGTATTTTTGTTCAGCTCTTTGCTTTGCTTCTGCTTTATTTAATCCACTTCTTCTAGCACTTTGATATGCCATCTTACTTTCTCTATATGCTTCTCGGTATAATACAGCTCTTTCAGATATCACTTTAAAAAACTCATCTTCAGATCCTAAAAATCGTCCTGGCAATCGAGCAAGTATTCCAAGTATATCTACAACAGCCATTGGGTCGTTTTCTGAAATACTCTTTGTAATATGTGCAATGTTATCTGTTCTCCCAATCGCTCTTCTATTTTTAAGATCTATTTTACTTGCAAAATCTCCAGCTTCTCCCGTAACCATAGATGATCCAAACGCTCTAAATGCATCTTTTAAAGACATCATCATGCCATGCGATTCTGCTGAAAACTCACCACCAAAAACTTGATCACCAACTTTACCTCTTCTTCCGCCTAAAGTTCTTACTGTGCCAATCGCACCCGCTAATCCTGACTCTACAACATTTTGAATTTGAAATACCACATTACCCGCAGTATTAACTATATGTGTTACAGGACTAGACAAGATACCATTTATAAACAATTCCATAAGAGTATCATAAGATCTTAAAGCAAAACTTGTTCTCGCATATTCTGCTCTTCCAGGACTTGGTAAGGCAAGAAATGTTTCAACATGAAAGTCAATCGTATTATCATCAATATTTTTTATAAACTCATCTATTCTGTTTGTGTAATCTGAAAGATTTATATTTTCAAGTTTCTGCACAGCAGACATAGCTCCTAACCCTCGACCATATTCTGATACTGCTCCTGATACTTGTCCTAATAAGTTTGTTTGAAACGATACAAGAAGTTTAAAATCTTTAAATAATTTTTTTTTCTGTGCAACATCTGTAGTGTTTTTTATAACTTTTGCTTTTTCTTCTAAGTCTTGACCAATTTTTAAAGTTGCAATTAAACCTCCAAGTGTATCTTCAACTCTAGGTATATCACCTGGTTTTCTTTGTAGAAGTTTATAAGCTATGTTATCAAATCCATTTGCTTGAGCAGTAGCTACCATTGTTTCTATAGTTTGTTTTGGTCTACGAAGAAATTCAAATAATTCTTTATTTTCTTTTTTTATTGAGTTGAGTAAATTATCTAAATCAACTTTTTCAGTTCCAAATTTTCTTAAAATTATTTTACTTAAATCTAAACCTTTACCTTTGTATCCATTTAGTTTCAATGATTCATTAAGAGCTTTTACAGCATCGGCACTTGCACCCTTAATAAGTATTTCACCACCTTTACCTTTTGATATTTCGTCATCAGGTGCAGAATATTTTCTAATTTCTTTTTGTACATCTTCAGCTTTACCTAGTTTTTCAGAAAGAAATTCTAAACCTTCTTTGATTTGTTTAACCATTACTCATTCTCCTGTCCAACAACAAGCGGCGTTGCACTAAACATTGCCATTCCTTTTTTTACTTTTTCTTTTAGCTGTGGTGTTAGTTCTATGCTAAATCTTTCTTTAAAGTCTGATCCAGTTAAGAACTCATCTCTTAATGCATCTAAATACGGTGGTAGAATAGCAATTCGTTGTTTCTGTATAGCATTTTTATCTAACTTCTTAACAATCTTCTCTGCATTCTTTGGAACAATCTCATCATAGAATTTAGCCACACCTTCATCATTCCATCGATCCATTTGTGCTTTGCCAGGAGTTAGCGATACAAAATCATAACCTTCATCAACTGCTTTAGATAATATTCTTTTTAGAGTAAGCTGTGTCCATTTATCTGTATCTGTTATGAATGGTGCTTTTGATATAGGGCTAAATTGTTTTTTTCTATTTTTTAATATTTGTTCTACCAATACATTTTGTTCTGTTTGGGGTAATGTAATCATAAGGTATCCATCTTTATCTTTACTTCTTTTGGGTAAATATCTTTTATCACCATCAAAAACCAAAGAACCTTTTCTTAACATTTTTAAAATTTCAAATTTTTCTAAAGCAGCATCTTTTGTTCTAGCTCGTTGTTCATATAATTTATAAAATTCATTAAAAGGAATTAGTTTTTCATCTGATTCCAAACTAACTTTAACATTTTCATCTAATATTAAATTATTTTCTTTAATTAATTTTTCTATTCTTTTTGGCACAAATACATTTTTGTATGAATCTTCTAATCTATTAATTAAATTTTGTTCTGCTATTTTTAATTGTGCTAATTCTTCTTCAGAAGGTTTCAAACCTCGTTGTCTAGCTTGTTGACCCCAATCCGATTGAATCTCCTCTATATAAAATACTTTTTTGTCATTAATTGTTATTCTATCTTTTGTTCTAAAATGAGCAATGACATTTGATTCATCAAAATGACTTTCGTCAAATTGCACTTTAGGATCATTATATTTAATTAAAAACTCTCGGTAATTATCTCCGCCTGGTTCTGTGTATTCTCCAAACCTTGTTGTTTGTTTTGGTGGGTCAATAATACCTTCCTCTACCATAATTTGTTCAGCTTGTATTACAGCTTCGTCAAACGATCCTATACTTTGCCTACCCCTTCCAAAGTTTCTCTGTAAATAATTTTTACCATCTTTCATATCTGTTTCTGATCTAAATATCTCATATCCTTGGTCATTATTTCCTGTAATAATATATTTAGTTTCAGGATCAACAAATGTAAAAACAGCCGTTCCTTTATTATTAACTGTGTAATTTTCTTTTTCACCTCCTAAAAACCTTTGTCTTAGATTTCCAAAATTGCTCCCCATTCCAATAGTTGCTGACTCATCAACATCACCAGACAACTCTACCTCATCTAACTCTATTCTGTTTGCATTGATCTGATCCTGTAGTTCTTGTTTCGTAATCTTGCCTTTGTTCAAAACATCATCAAGTCCTAGCCATTCTATCTCATCTGGTTTTACTCCAGCTTTTAGTAATTGTTGGCGATACTGTTGTCCTGTACCTTTGTTTTGTTTTAACTGATTAGTTACTTCTTCTGCTTTAGAGTAAAAGTTAAGACGATCTACTTTTGGTTTTAGATTTATAACCTCGCCTTTATTAGGAGCTAGTTTAGATAAACCTTTATCGACCATGTTACCCATCTCACCCACACCCATACTCGACATAGTCATTGAACCTTGATTCTCAGCTACTCTTTTCTGAGCAGCTTCTCCGACTTCTTCTGATGTTTCTCTTATACTCTTGGCAACTGCGGGAGCTTTCTTGGCTGCTTCTCTACCAACATTACCAACACCCAAAAACTCTCCGCCAACAAACCCAGCTTTAAAATCTTTTTTCTTTTGATCTGATATATTTAGATCATCAATAAAGTTATCAAATAGACCTTTATAAAACTGTGATCCATAATTTTCTTTTGATAATGTTTCAAAGGTATTTGCAAATGTTTCTAATTTCTTACCATCTTCTGCACCGACAGACTTACCAATGCTTACAAACAAACTTGCAAGATCAGTAGGAAATCCTAATGTTGCTCCAACAGCACCAGCACCAATACTTGCAGTTGTACCCGCCACTCGTTGCAACCCTTCTGTAATCCCTTGAAGTCTTGTTGGTTCAACATATTGTTTTAAAATTAACATATCGTTTTCATCGTAAGCAAACTCTAACTCTGTACCTAAAGCTCTTAAATTACGACTATCTTCAATATAATCTAAAATATCATCGTCATTCATTACCAAACTCGTCTCTAAAAGTTTTTAGCTCTTTTGCTTGTTCAATTGGATTTATGCCATCTCCTTCAAGCACTTTTTTTAATCTTTTAATTTTTTTATCGTCTGAAGTATTTATAAAAGTCAAAAGTTCGTCTAAGTTTTGCAGAGAAAACTCTGATACCTCTAAATTAAGTTCAACTGTTTCTATTGTTGTTTTTATACTTTCAAAGGTAGTTTCTAATTTTCCAAGTTTTTCTTTTCGAACAAGTGCTGTAATTTCTTTATTTTGCTGATCAACATTCTCTTCTAACCATTCTTTAACATTAAAACTTCGTAACTCTGTCTGAGCTTCTGCTTGTGCATTTACAAGACCACCAAACAACCTAGCATATAAACGACTCTCTTTTGTTTCTTCTCTTCTTTCAGCCAACGGGTCAAACTCTCGTAACTCAACAACTGACCTTAACGCTTCCTTTATCGCATCATCTTTGTCTTTTTCTACTTCTTTAAATAAGCTATCATAATCTTTTTTACTAAGTTCACCTCTAAATTTATTTAGTTCGTCAAAATCTAAAATGTTTTTATTGGCTAATATTTGCAACCTATCAAATTCTACAGGATTGCTCGTTAATCTTCTTCCACCAAGTTCTACTCGTTTTCGTTCTATATCAAATATTGCTTTGTTGTCAGGATCAATGGTTTTCATAACAATCAATTCTTTGTTATATTCAACCATATTATTTGTATCTAACGCTTCAAAAGCTCTAAGTTTAGATTCTGAAAATTTAGTTTTACTGGTCTCATCATCTGAATCGTCTATCGCTTTTTGAAAAGATATTTCATCTTCTCTAGCCTGTCGCATTTCTTTAATTAATTTTAATCGATCCTCTGTGTTAAGTTGTCTTAACATGGCATCAATCTGTGAGTTTCCTGTTTTTTTGTTGGCTGTGATTTTTGCAGTATTATTGGATGTTGTTCCTGTCTGTAAGCTTATTGCAATAATTTTTGATTTATATGAATTCAAATGTTCTTTATCTAAAGTTTCTCTTAACTGTTTAATTTGAGAAACATTATATTTTCCTTTGGTTAGTGCTTCATTTAATAAAACATTGTTTGTCAATGTTCTTCTTGTTACTAATTCATCTGAATATTCTTGTTCGGTTTTACCAGGTGTTAGTAAAATGTTATCTATGTGTGTAGGAATTTTTGTTAAAGTAGATTCTATTTCAGCAGCAGTAGTTGCTTTATCTCTTGTAATTTGTATATCTGCTAAATCATTTATGTACCCTTTAAAATGTCCACCTGTTATTTGTGATAACTCACCTTTAAGTTTAATATGATCTGTTGGACTTACATCTTTTAAAATATTAGAATATCCTAGTGATATAGCATCTAAACCATCAGCCACCTCTTGCGGGTCTAACTCTTGTGTTTTTGCTTGTGTAATATATTCTGAAAAATCTCTTGTCGCTTGTAATTCTATTTCTGACATTACATTTTGAAATGCTGTGCTTCTTGCAGCTTTGCCTTTTAATCCATACCCAAGTCTTTTTGTAGGATCTTCTCCTGTCTGC